CGCCCCCTGGAAGACAGCTTTATCATTGGCAAGGCGGCCGGCGTATTTCTTCTCATACTTGGCCACCCAGTTTGGTGTCTCGAAATTGAAGCATACGAACGGGATCTTCGGGAAGCGCTTCTTGAACTTCAACGCCTTCTTCCCGAGGTCCTGCTTGCTGTCGGTTACGACAAGGTCCAAGTCTGGCGGAATGGGATTGCTTCCTTCAATCAGTACAGTTAGATTCTTCTCTTTCGGATAATCCTTGCGCCAGACCGGGTTCCTATTCGTTATCAGAAAGACCTCGGCGCCTTGTTTCGCCAGGGTCCATGCGTATTGATACATGTGTATGCGTCCGCCTGAATAACCAGCTGATGTGGTGAGCCATATGCCGATCCTCTTGGTGTATGCGTAAGGCTTCGCCGGCTGTCCGATCTCGGCCCGCTCCCATGAGAACTCGCGCTCAGTAATAAGGCCGGAACTCAACAGCTTGGCAGCGTCATGACGGTTGAGGATGTCAACCAGGGTCCCCACTTCGTGGGCCTTCTTCTGGCCACGCTGATCGGGCCATGAGAATGGCTTGACAACCCTATACCACATTGGCCGCCTCTCTGATCTTGGTTGCGCTGATGGCTTCCGTTTCCTCATCCAGTCGGATCTGACGAATGCCCCATCCGACCTTGCGGCCATAACACACCTCTGTAATGTCGGGGATCTTCACGACCTCGACACGCTTCCCGAACGCTGCCCTGACCATCCTGGCCCGTTCGTTGTAGGTGTACGGGTTACTCGAGGAAAGCTTTGTATCTCTGATAGCAACGAGGACCGGCTTGCCTTCTGCCAGCACATGGTTGATCAGCGTCTTGTGGCCGTCATGCAACGGCTGATATCGACCGATGAACATGCTGAACTCTTGATGACTTACAGCGTCGTTGATTTTGCACGCTGACTCCTCCGCCGTGACCTCATCGTGGTCGATCGTCAGGTACCGCGTATCGTCCGCGTCGGGTTCTTCATAGAAGTGACCTTCACGTTCTGGGACGGTCCGCTTCAGATATACCCAGGCTGGGTGGCATATGTCGTTGATCAGTTCTCTTGTCTCTTTGATCGGTGCAATGACTGACACGATCACGTTGGATTGTTTGGCCATCTGTTCGGCCAGGCGTGCCACTCTCAGGTTGTGTTCCGTTCTATCTTCCCGTGAAAAGCCCGCGCCTAATGATATGGATTCCCGCATCTCATCACCGTCGAGTATGATGGCGTCAAGGTATTCGGAAAGTTCCTTTGCGACAGTTGTCTTGCCAGCACCTGATGGGCCGGTGAGCCATACGATCTTTGTCATTCGCCGTGTCTCCTAATGTAAACAGCTGGGGGCGGGGAGCTTTCGCCCCCCAACCCCCAAAGGCTGTGATGGTTACTAGCTTTCGTCTCCGTCCAGAATCGACATTGCTCTCGGCTGAAGCAGACGACCACCAGCCACGAGGAAGAACTTGAACGCGACCAAGTTGTCCCTGAACTTGTAGTCATTGCTTCTCGCAATGGTGATTTCCTCTTCCATCGCCAGGACGTATTCCCTGGGATTTCCGAAGATGATGTCGCCACTCGTTCCAACGACGGGCTGGTTCGGTGCCGTGCTTACGACATACGGGTACCCGATCAGTCTGTCGGCGGGAGCGCCGGCAACAGAGGCCATGAGCAACGGACGGCCTTCATTGTCGAACAGCCCTTCGAGTGCCTGGAGGACACTGTCCTCGAGCGTGAAGATCGCGCCACTACGGTGGGCGGGCTTCACCAGGTGCTTGAGGTTGATCAGATCCTGATACGTCACGGTGCCAGCCGTGAGTCTAGCTATGGACCTGATACCGGCCTCGTTGATGATGCCGGCCGGCTGGCCTGCACCACTACCACGGATGATCGCCCTGTCTAGCGTGTACGACAGCGCTCCGCGACCGAGGTTAGAAAGAAGCTGCACGATATCGATCGCTGACCTGGAGATCAGGCGCTCGGAGACTTCCGTGTAGCCACAAAGTTCGTGCGTCTGAATCTGCTTCTGTGAGAAGGAAGGTTCTGTCTCGGGCTTTTCTGCGCCCTCACCCTTCCACTGGAAGACAATACCACCGTACTCGTTGTCGTCGGTCTGATCAAGCACCGGCCAATCGATGGTTCCCGTTGGTGACGGGGTAACGGTTACCCTGTCCAACAGAGCCGCCATGTCGGGCGGCAACGCCAGAAGCTGTTCCCTGAAGTCAGGCGGGACCAGGTTCTGTGCGTCACTCGGGTTGGTGTTCGGCGCGGCTGGTGAAGACGTGGAGTACATCGTCTTTCCGAACATCTTAGCATACCGCTTGCCCAGAAGGGCACAAGCGAGTATGTCAGGCAGCTTGACCGAGTCTTTTCCTTCGCCCTTGAGGATGGCGGCGGACGTCGGTGTAACTGCTTTTCTCTCCTCGCCGGAGAGTTGGGTGCCCTGGACATACTTGCCCACAATGGCAACCTGGGCGCGAATATCTGCGCCGTGATCCTTCGCCGCTGCCGGAACAACTACGGGGATCACCTTGCCATCATCATCGAGCTGCGAGAGGTCGTCGATCTCATCGACAAGCTTCTTTGCAGCGACCAACGCCTTGGCGTCTTCCGCCTTGGCCTTCAGTCCTTCGAACGTCTCCCTCTCAGCGTCCAGGAGGGTCTTGGCGGCCTCGAATGCGGCGTCGTCCGTCGCGTCCTTCGCCGTCTCCATCTTGCCCTGGAGGTCAGTCATTACCTCGACTGACTTGGCCATGAGGGCCATCAACTTCTTTAGGTCGAACATGTCGTTCTCCTATGTTAGAGTGATAAACTTTCCAATTCCGTCCGACAACGTTCTGTCTCCACTATCGCAGCGTGAAGATCGGAGGACAGTGCGTCACCGTCCTTGGCCTTGCCGCTTGACTGTAGGAGTCGCGTCAACTCGGTGCCTAACGCATCGATTGCCGCCGTCAGATCCTTGCCGTTGCTACCCTTCAACGACTCCAGGGCGTTTGCGACTTCTTCCAGCTGAAGCGCCACGGACCCTGCTTCCTTCTTGTCAGCCAACGACTTTACGCTGGCCGTGATTCTATCGACAGACTTGGCGGCTGTGACTTCCGCCAGTTCATTCATTGGGAATGGCGTTGCTGTAATCTCGTACAGCTTCGCCTTTGTGTGGATAAGAACTTCCTTCCCCACCGCCTCACGATCTTCGCCGGTCAGTTCGTTGCCATCGGAATCGACAAAGGCCCAATGATAATCAAGTGGGCCGTAGCCAACCGACAGACCGCGGACATGATCCTCTGCGATCAGCGTCATGACTTCCTGGGCGGTGTGCGTGCTGGCGATCTCGGCCTTGAACAGCAAGCCGAAGTCATCTTCCTTGGCCTCGACAACTGTGCCGATACACTCGAGGGTCCCACCGCCATAACAGAAATGCTCCGCCATCAACTTGACCTTCCGTGCGGGGACGCGTTCACTCACTGACTGGGAGAACGTACCCTTGCGGATGATCTCACCGCCGAGATCTATGTTGTTCCACACCGCGCCATATCCTTCGACGACGTGCTTGCCGTCACCGTCCTGCTTGACGGCCAGGCTCTTTCCTGCATCGTCAGGCAAGCCGCTCGTGCGCCTGGCGTTCTTGTCCACGATCCGCTTGGCCGGCACTGTGATCAACGGAATGCCGTCAACGATCGTTGTTCTCTCATCTTTCATGTCCGACCCCTTTCAAATCTATATTATCACAAATGGCCACGCCTCACCATGGCACGCTCCAGATTAATCGTCCAGGACCTTTTCCGCCTTCCTCTCAACGGCCAACGACGCCGCCTGTAGTGCAATCTTCCCGAGTACACCGGCAACGTTCTGACCACGAATAGCACGGCGCCAGAATCTCTTGATGGCCGGAACGTCCCCCGCCGGCTTCGGGTCTATCGTTGCCATGATCGCTGTGTTGACGTCCATCAAACCCGGTCTGTCATTGAGGTTCTGTCGAAGTATCTTCTTGACGATATCCTTGGCCTCTCCGGACTTCGCAAGTTCAATGGCTGTGGCGGCGCCTCTCGCATAAACGAGCGCGTTGTCTAGGTGCTTCTTGAGCTTGTATTGTTTCGCCTCGGCGTATGCAAGCGCCAAGCTGATGAGAACCGCGAAGATCTCAACCCAACTTATTCCCAAGGCTTCCATTAAAGCTTCCATAATCTCCCCTTTCTAAACAATGACAGGAATCAAAGCACACCGACAATTCGGGTGCAAAGGTGGATGGAACACACCGAAGGGTATGTTCATCGTTGCGTCGTCCACCGTCAACGGATACGGTTCCTCCATGGTCCCTTCCGGAAGGAACGTTGAGCCAGTCCGGATAATCATGCCATCGAGAGAAGCACAGAACGGACACACCAGGTCATCGGCTGCCGTGAACCACTCGACGGCCTGGACGCCGAACTTGCGATATGAATCAAGTGCGCCCTCGTTGTATGCCCAGATCGTCGTGGTCCTGGCCATCATAGCTGCTCGAGTTTCGTTGAGCGCCAGGCCCCGGTTCTCCATGCGTTGCGCGATCTCTGGTGGAGTCAGCCCCCTCGGCGGGTCGAACCTTTCGTCGATGAACTCATTCGCCTCGGCGAACAGGCGATCGATCGATTTCCTGCTCGTTTCAGTTTCAATTGCTGACGACTCTTCGAGCCAAGCTTCGATGTCGGCTGCACCAGCGGCAGACAAGAATCCTTCTTCGATAGCAACGTCAAGTTGCACCCCCTGTTTTGTTTGGATTTGGAAACCGGCCATTGATAATCCCTCAAGCTCGAAGTCGCCCAGTTCGACGCCAGCAATAACCATTGCCGTAACGAGTGGGGCCTTGACCTCGATCAAGCTCCGCAACCAGCGCACCATCATGTCATCGGTGACGGGGATCGTGATGCCATCCCTGACCCTGCTGGTTGCTTCCTTCAGTTGCGCGTTCAGTTCCTTGAGAATCGCCTTGAAGTATTCAGCATAGTGACGATCTGATCGCGCCGCCCTGTCAAGGACAAGCGCGTTGTCTCGAAAACTATTCTGTTTGGCTTCAGCGATCGTCATCAACCAGCCCCCGGTATCACTTCAAAGTCGTGGTCAACTGGCGCACCTGGCGCCGGCAATCCCTTGCCGTCCTCCAGATCTTCGCGCCCTTCCTCGGGATCTGCTGTGGTTGACAGGACGAGGTTTATAGGTCTGGCCCACACGTTGCCGTCCGTACCTTCCAGCGGCACTTCACCGGCAATGCGTCGTCCTTCATTCCTGTCTACCAGACTGCTCAAGAACAACTTGGAGGCACGTTCGGCCGCTTCCGTGGCGTCCTCTTGCAACTGCCAGATTTTTGACAGGTTAAACTGCAACTCGACATCGGGTTCGTCCTCGTTCGTGAGCAAGCCCCGGGTCAGTCCAGTCTGAAGGGTCTTCCAGAACGACGTCATCGTCTGACGATAGAAGGACCGATCGGCCTGTTCATAGTTCGAGTAAGTCGCTGATTCAAGGCCGGCTCTCAGGCCAACAGTTATCGGCGGCACACCAAAGCAGGAACAGATCCGCGTCTCTGACAGTGACGACAGGCCCGGCCAGTCCAGGTCCTTCAGCGGCGCCATCATCTCGGCCTTGGCACCTTCACCATGCAAGAACAACGGCTTCCCTCTGTTCGGTTTGCCAACGAGGTCAGCAATCAACGCCCGAGCTTCGTTCTTTTCATCCTCTTTCCAACCATCAGGTTGGTACAGCGTAAGGCCAGGCATCTTCATATTGGTGACCATTTCGGCCATGTAGTTCATGCGCTCCACATCGATCTGAATGTCGCGCTGCGCTACGTGAAGCGGCCCAACGCCGTGCATTGGGTTGGATATGTCAGGCTGGTAGATCAGTGTCATGTCCTGAATCGGAACGAACTTCTGCAAGCCCCGACCCATGTTGACGTGATAACCGGCGACAGTGGCCGTGCCGTCTTCGTTGAGACGTTCAACCCACGACACCCAACTCTTTGGTATAGGCCATAACTCCTCGATAATGCCACCCTTGTTGCGCCATTCCCAGATGTACGCCTCACCTGTCGCCTTGAGGTTGCTAACCACAGTCTGCAACCAGGTGTCGTATGCCATCCGGGGGTTGGGGGTCTTCAGTATGCGCTGAAGATGATGGTCCGTCTCTTCGATGAAGCCTTCATCTGTCTGCTTGCCCACGATCAGCGGCGCCTCTGTCGTGGCCGTTCCGATCTTCTGGATACACGACCAGGCCACCGAGTAGTTGGTCGCCACCTTCTCAAGTTCAGCCGATGTCATGTTCTCGAAGACACTGTCGGCCTCTTTCCAGGTGATGTTCCCGACCATCGCTTGCCAGCTACCGGAAGGGATCAGGTCTGACATGGCCTTGCCCTTCAGAATGCCGAGGGCTATCTTCGCCCGTGTCTTGAACTTAGAGCGTGCCATTGTCATCCCCCTTGAATCTGTAACGTTGACCGCACGTGGAACACGCCGCGATCTGTGATCCCGAAGACTTGACCGCAACCCCCGTCATACAACGCGGGCAACGGTGCGGGCTACTGCTGGCGGGCACGTCTATGATCGGTTGGTTCTGGTTCTTCTTCATAAGCTCAACCCCATCCTCTTGTTTCTAACAAGCGCTTTGTAAGTGAGCGCAACCAAACTACCGATGGCGTCGTCGTGTTTCGCACCTGGGAAGCCTTTCATCCACTTCATCCAGGGAGCGTTCCACGCACCACGTTGAATGGTCACATTTCCAATCTCGAATATGGGTTCGAGATACCCCGCCGTTGATACCAAGTCATGTTTCGTTCTGTGCGCCGTCACCGTGGCGATCCCCTTCAATGCTTCCTTCGCATAGTCGAATGCGTCGATCGCATCAAGGAAGACTTCCATCGTCACGTGACTGGCGCCGCTTGATTCGATCTTCTCTTTCATGAGTGTGTCGCGCTGGATCGCTGCTTTCTGCGTTTCAAATGCGTCCTTGATGAATATCTCGCGGGTCTTTGTGTCTACCTTGCCCAGCGTGCCATGCGTATAGTCAGGGTCATCCTTGACCCGTTCCTTCTTGGTGTGTGCCAGGTCAAGCCCCCACTCCCAGCCGTCCGGGCCGGCAATGGCGTCAATGTCATCTACGATCTTGACACAGTCAACCCTCAACATGTTTCCTATCCTGGGCGATGGGTCCTGTTGGAAGATGGAATCCCAGGCGTATGCCATGAATCGTCAAATCGTTCGGGAAATAGCCAGTTGCCTTCCTCATCCTGGGCCGGGAACTTGATGACGTCGAACTTGGGGAAGTCCGGGTCGTATGAGTCTGACTTCTTGTTTGAAGATTCCAAGATCCGGCCGACTAGATCATCCTCGTGCCATCTGTTGGCCACGACAATGACAGCATGGACAGGCGCCAGGCGATTGAATAGGTTGTTCCGGAAGCAGTCCCAGAGCTTGTTTCTCATGACCTCACTGTCAGCTTCAGCACGGTTCTTGAAGTAGTCATCTATGACCAGCACGTTGGCGCCTCGGCCTGTAGCCGTGCCCATCACACCAACGGAATACATCGCGCCGCCGTCTGTCGTCTTCCAGCACGACACCTGGTCACGCTCCCGGCTGATGTCTAAGGGGCGAACTCCTTGAAACAACGACGCGCATCGAGCGCCATATCGCTGGCCAGATCTGCATTGTACGACGCCAGGATGACTTCCCACGTCGGGTGTTTCGTCAGTACATACGGTGGAAACCTTCTACTGGCAGCATCTGACTTGCCGTGTCGCGGAGGTATGTTGATGATCTTGTACACCGACTTGCCGTTCTCGACTTGAATCAGCGCGTCGTCAAGCTCGGCTATGACCTTCTTGGTGTGCCGGCCATAGTGATAAGGGTCTGACGGTTCGGACGCCGCAAAGAAACTGGCGAAGCTTTCCTTCATGGCAGCCATGGCAGCTGCACGATATAGCTCCTCCAGGTTAACTTCCTCAATCAATTCGGTCATGCGGTAACTGTATCCTGTACCATGAACACACCGACTCGAGCCAGTGCAACCCCATTGATCCAACCAACCACGCGGCCCTTGGTCCTGTTGCCGCCCTCTATGCGATCAGAGTCTTCCTTTGACAGCGTGATCTCATACCACGGCGTGTTCGCCTTCATGAGAATGTCGCTGACAGTGAACAATGACCTTGCCGGCGCCGGGACAATCTGCAACCCCTTACCTTCAGCGGCCGCCTTGGAAAGTTCACTTGCATCATTCGTTGGCATGATCGGCACGGAAGACCTCAAGGCATAGTCCTTGCCAATCTCCAGTTCACGCCAGTCCGCCTGTTCATTCATCGGGCCTTCGTACATAGCTCCCCCCTAATAGTAAATCAGTTTTCCCATGATAGCATTCAGAAGCCATCCGAATGCAAAACCGAACGTCAGGCCAATCCCAACGCCCAGCCAAAAAGTTCCTAGATCTCTCACTCTTCCGGATGGTTCCAGTGAGGTGTCGCCAGTTCTTCAAGTATCTCGGCTCTGGTATACACCGTGTTGGCAACGCCGGCGTCATCACATGGGTTGCCAGTACCATTCCACTTCAGAACAATTTCGTCTGGAGCGGTGACGCTGTGCCGTACCGTCTTCCACGCCGTTTCTTCAACGGCTGCCAGAAGGGCTTTCTTCTTGGCCCGGGTCAGGCCCTGAACTGCTGCCCACAACACGATCGCATAGTTCATCAGCGTCCCCTCTTACGGTTGGAGTTGTCTAAAAATGTCCACGTTGTCGCCGGCGGTCCCTCTGAAGTAGAACACGACCGGCCCGATCCCTGCACCCTGGGCGTTGAAGCTTGCCAGGTCCAACGTCCGGCCAGCCTTCAGCCGGAAGTATGGAGCGCCACTCGGACTCAACGAAATGTCGAGGTCGTTGTCGCCCTTGCTCTGTATGATCGCCAGGTTGGTACGATCGTCCATTGTCCACGTGGGTGTGAAAGTCCCATCAAGTGCCACGTTCACGATCCTGAAAAGCTGTTGTGCCATGTCAAGCTCCTCTATTTAACTCGGGTTTTGGAAAAGCGCCGATAAGCTCGGCCTACTTTGAATTGATCCAAGCCAATCAATGTTCTCCATGTTTGTGATCGTACCATCGTAACCGTTGTCCGAATCGTCCACGGCGAGTGCCCCTATACCATCGTTGATCAGCCATGACCCCTGAAGGTTTGTATTCATCAAGACCAGGGTCGATGGGAACACGCAGGCCTTGTCAACGTAATAGGTCAAGAGATCCGCTATCTCAGCGTCAGTGAGGCCGCGGTTCCAGACGGAGATCTTCGTGCTTTGACCTATCATGAATGTAGCGGCGCTCGTGGCCCCTACCCGGAACGGCTCACCAGCACTGGCAACGTCGCCACTGACGTCCCCTGATCCTGGAACGTTGGTGTCATCTACGCCGTCAAGGAAGACCCGGCCCACACCGGCTTGCCTTCTGAAGGCAACGGCCCGCCAACCGGACGCCATGATATCCGTCGTCCCCTCTGTTTCCGCCGATGTAACCTCGTTCTTGAAGCGCAGTTCGCCGGTGGCGTTGTCAATGAAGAACGACCACCCTTTATTGGCCACGTCATCGCCCTTGGAAGCAAGCGTCTCGTCGGTTATGGTGGGCGCCGCTATGGGGTGCCTATTGAAGACCATCACAGTGAAGTCGCCGGCACCGAAGTCAAGGTTGGGCTGGTCACCCATGTCGATGTATTCATCTACGCCGCCAAAGCTCAGGGCGTACTGTGGAGCGACAGGCGTCGGGATAACGCCAGCCACCCAGTTCGTTCCATTGGTCGGGAAGTTTGTGAGGACGCCGCTGTAGCCATTGCCTGAACGATCGGCCGTTGCGATTCCACTACCTTCATCAAGTCCCCATATGCCCTCAGTGTCCGCGTCGGCTGTTATGTAAGTGCCAACACCCGCGTTGAAGTCTGCCTGGACCTCTGCAAGACTCCACGCCTTACCTCTCAATATTGTCACGCCGTCAAGCGTTCCATCCATGAACACGCCTGGCGCTCCGGCAAATTCCCTGGCGCCAATGTAGAATGGTTCGCCGGCCGTGTTGACGTTGGCGCTCATGTCGCCCGTCGAGAATGTGTCATCGGCACCGTTCAGATACACCTTGCCGACGGCGCCCACTCTAGTACATACAGCGTGAACCCAGTTTCCAGTATTAACAGGCGTGGTGCCATAGGTGAACTTGTTCGCGCCCGCCCTGTTCAAAAACGTAAGATTGCTGCCAATTCCCGAATTGACATAGAAGCTCCAGCCCTTGCCAGTATCGCCCTTTGAACCGATGGTGAGATTCGCCCCCGACGTGGTCCTTAGCCACGCCCTCACCGTAAAGTCACCGGCGCCTAGATCAAGGTTGGGCTGATCACCAATGCTGATAAAGTCGTCCACCCCGCCGAACAGAACACCGACTCCTCTATTTGCCATAATCTATATCCTCTTAATTGCTGTCCGTGTGTTCGTACCAGTTCAATATTACTTGAGCTTTGTTGTTCGCGCCGTTGCTTGTGAAGATCATAGCGTACTGAGTATCCGGCTTTAATATCAACTCCTCCAGATCTCTCATACTTCCTGCTGACAGTTTGTCCTTTTTACCGAATGCCCATATGTTATGTATGTCAGTACCACCTGCTAAATTCACTGGATTGAGGATCAGATTATCAGAAGCAACGAACCCTACTTGCGCTTGATCTTCCAGCAATGTGGAGCTATTCATAACAGCTTCACGCTTACGATTGTAGATAGGATGTTTCGAGCCAGTCTGATTGTTCCAGGTAGGGCCTTCTAACATTTGAAGATCACCGCCGACCAATGTACTGAACGACATAACTACATGTGTTCTCTTTGTTCCTGCTGGTGTCTTGAATGCAAGTATAAGTGTATCGTTGAGAGCCATAACTAAGTCTACAGCGTTACAAGTAAATGAATCACCTGCATGTGCTTCGTGATGTTCAAAGGATATCCAGACTAACGCATTGCTCATTGCGTCTGCTATAACTTGTACAAATGTCGCTACACCGATCTTTGCAGATATCGCTTTCCAAAGACTCATATCACCACCACCCTTCCGCTGACTCGAAATGAATGTCTATCACTTCACCGTCTGACAGTATAGACGATACCCCGGCGCCAGCGCCATACAACTCTTCCGCGCCATCTGGTGTCACCGTCAGGATCTCGCCGGCGTTCCCGGTGTTGATGATTTTGTAATGTGCGCCATCAATGCCCGCTGGTAGGGTGACGGCAAACGTTCCGCCCGTAGTATCACAGAAGTACACGCCATAGTCTGGCGTGATTGCCGCCGCCGCGTCCAGTCGAATGACCTTGGCGATCTTTAAGAAGTCACGCAGCGCGGAGATGTACGCCTTGCGGCTGAGATAATCGCCTGGATCAGTGCCCTCTGCGCTCTACGAACTCCATTGTGCTGACAGCCTGTTCTCCTTCAGTTGCTGGCATACTACTTCCCCGCCTTCTCGGCCGCCGCGATTATCTTCTTGAGCTTCTTGAGATCCATACCCTCGAGCGGTCCAAGACCAACAGCGCCAAGGACACGATCAGGGACCTTGCCCTCGGTTCTGTTGAAGATCTCGATCATGAAGCGCGCATCACCACGGGAAGCGTACTTGATGCACTCCTTCAGCATTCGATCGCGGACTGTTTGCTCTGGATTGTCCGGGTCAGCTGAGTTGAGGATCTCGGCTAGGCGCTTTGATACCGTTGCACCCTTGGCCCTACCCTTGGGATTGCCGGACTTGCCAGGCTTGAACATGTGGCTGATGAACTCTTCGGAGTAGCCTTCGAGTGGCTTGCCCTTTGAGGATGTCTTGCCGGTTGAATCGTCCGTGCTGTCGCCTTGTATGCTTGGCGGCTTCTTCTTCCCCATCAGTTAGCGGTATCTCATAGTTAACGCCCATTGCCGTGAGTGGTTTATCTGAAAGATCTTGTCAAGGGGGTTCTACACAATATAGAGCGGAGCGTTCGTCAGGATTGCACTATACCGAGGGGGTATCCTTACTTAACGCCGCCCACTCATCCCACGCCACCTCAAGGGCTTCCGCCTCGGCCTTCGAGTATCGCTGAATGAAGTCGCACTTCCGGTCAGTCACTCTCTTGCCTCTACGGCTACACTCGAGCATAACGCTGGCATAACGCTGTTCTTTGTCTCGCGTTGCACAAGCTCTCCGACCTTGCAGTCTGGGCATGGACTACCAAGCCTCACCGCCTGGCGTGACATTAACTGAACAACCAGATCGCTATGTCCACCAGCTTCCATACGGCCAGTGGCGTTCCGAAGAAACCGAGTACTGCCAGGAACGCTATCGGTCTAAGATCTATATCCATTAACTATTCTCCTTTCATACGATTGGGGTCTTGGCGGATAGACACCGCTTGCAAGGGCGCTTTCCCTGGGGTGCGTCGAAGTGGGTGTTCGCAAATACACGCCTGAAGCCGCACCGCGTTACAATCATGCGATAGGCTGACCCGCTCTTCGGGGCAATCCCCTCAATGACGTGATAGGTATCAATGCCTGGCCCCGGGGACGTGCAATACTTCGGCCCTCTCTTCTTTCCCTTATCCTTTCGCATTGTCGTCCACCTTTGATTGGGCTTCTCTCAGTCGTCGAAGCTTCTCTTTCATCCTGATTAATACAATCTTCGATACGGTGAGGATCGTCGTGGTAATGAAATAGGCGACAAGCACCCACAGAAACCACTCTGGAACATTAATCGTCAAGGTTAACATCGCTCCCCCCCTTGGATTGCAGACCGTTAATATAAGACATTGCATCTGCCAGGCTGTAGAATAGAGCGTGTGCGTGAGCAATGATCCACGCGCTTGTCGGAACGGTGGGATCTACAACCACAACAACGAGTTTGCCGCGCTCCCATGCGTATAGTATTTCCATGCTTGTACCAACACTCGGCCGCCACACGTTCGCCAACAGGACGGCGCAACTGTCTATGTCGTTCTTGTCGGGGTTGACGATCTCGTTGAGACAATCGTCGCAATCGGTCTGGCTGAAGTCGCGGCGACTGGCCGGGTTGATTGTGTCAGCAACAAGGTCCGATTCACAAAACGCCCTCCAGTCGTGAACTTCAGACTCATCACACCCCTTGATAGGTCCGGCCAGGTAGACTGATCCCGAACTATCGTGCCTGTCGTAGCACTTGATAGCCGCAATGGCCACGGCGGCAATTTGAATCATCTCTGCTCTGTAGTCTCGCCAGGGCTTGCCCCCATACGTTGCTTCCAGAATAGCCTTGCTGGCCTCACCCACTTCCTCTGTGAGAATGTCCATCCACCGCGACGGGTTGTGGTTCTGAACGCCCCACTTCTTGTCTTGACGCACACGTTCCTGGCCAACCTCGTAGAATACGCTTGTCTCTGTCATCTCTATTGCTCCCCCTCTGTGATTGCGGCATTCAATGCGGCCACGAGGTCCGTCAACTTCTTGGCGCAAGCGTCTGCCTGGTCGATCAACTTTTCATCAACGCCATGGATTGCCCTCTGGACGCACTCCTTCACCTTGTTTTCAAGACCCCAACTGCTCAGGCCATGACCCTGCTCGTCTATCACCTTCAGATC